TTCAAGGATGGTCAGAGCCATGTGGGATTCTATGCACAGGATGTCAAAGAAGCTGACAAGTGGAACTGCATGACAGGTGAAATGAATGGCTTCATGACACTTGGATATACAGAGATAATAGCACCATTGGTTGCATACGTTCAGAAACTTGAGAAACGTATAGCAGAACTTGAGAAAGAGAGGTAACCCATTGATTGTAGTAATGGAGATCCAAGTATTTGAAGATGGCAAGATGAGTACACCATGCTACGCATTTGACAACAGGAATTCTGCTGAAGCAAAGTATCATTCAATATTGAGCGGTGCTTCTGTCAGCAAACTCCCAAAGCACAGCGCAGTAATGCTTACTGATGAGGGGTATTACATCAAATCTGAAAGCTATGAACACAAGGTAGGTGAGGAATAATGCAGATACATGAACTTGACACCTATATAGGCACACCATCCGAAACAGATTTCATGGCTGTGGATGATGGCACAGAAACTTTCAAGATACCTCTGCCAAGTGTAGGGGTGTCCACACCTATGACAGCAGAAGAAGCTGAAGCAGGTACAGAAACAGCACCAAGGGTTATAGCACCTGCGGTGCTGAATTCATTTGTAGAAAACAAGGTGGATGTGATGCCGACACTTGTAATTGAGGTTGCATCATTTTCATCTCTGCCACAGACAGTAACGGATGAACGCATCACAGCTGACATGGTGGTTGTGAATTCCACATTAGGCACACCATCTGCACAGACAGGTGATTGGGCAGTAACAACTGCGAATGGATCTGCGACTATCACAGGCTCTATCAGCGGTGAAACTTCACTTGCTTTATACCTCATGAAGTCAAGATAAGGAGCGCATAACATGACAAGTACAATCAAGATTCAAGACGAAGTAGAAACGGTAGAGGGTGTTACTGTATTCCGCAAAGGAAGATTCCGTATGGTTTACCTCGACTCCCCATCAAATTGGTGTGCAACTCTTGCGGAAAAAGATAGACCGCCAAAAACAGCGAGTATTTTCGGAATGGTATATAACGGAAGCGGTTATGTCAACTGCGGTGTATATGTCAAAACCAATGGACATGTTGAAATCACAGACCCTTACGGAGCATGGATAAGCGGAGCGCAATGGGGATACCTTATCGGACGCACCATCTGCTACTACGTCTAATCAGCGGATGGTGGAAAATAAACTAATGAGCGTTATTATCAGCTTCATACTTGGAGCAAACATAGGATTCTTGCTTGCATCAATCATAGCAAGCGGAAAGGATAATTAAATGAACAACGGAACAATGATTAGAACTGTTCTTGTCATAGCCACCTGCTTTAACACAGCGTTGATGGCAACTGACCTCACACAGTTTCACAATCCAACAGTAAATCTGATTTACAAGATACTGTCCGTAGTTGCAAACTTCATCATTGTTTTCTGTGCCACCTACTTCAACAATGATTTTACTGTTGAGGGTGAAACAGGCACAAAGATAACAAGAGAGATGAAAGCACTCAAAGACCATGAGTGGGAAACAGCAGAAGAACCTGCTGACTCATATATTGAGGAAGAGGGTGAAGCGCATGGGGAAGAATAACACAGAACTTCTTAAGCTTGCACAGGCTCATCTTGGACAAGGTGGTGCGGTATTCAATCGGTACTGCAATTCAAGCGGTGCATGGTGCTGTGCATTTGTAACCTATATCTTTCATGAGGGGAATGATTCCCCTCTTTTTTATGGGGGTAAAATCGTAGTCTATTGCCCAACAGCGATCAAGTGGTGTTCAGCAAATCTTGCCATGATACCTGCTTACCTTGCACTCCCAATGGACATTGGATTCTTTGATTGGAATCACAATGGCTTGCCAGACCACATTGGCTTTATCAGAGAACGCAAAAGCTGTGATGAAGTCTATACGATTGAGGGCAATACAAATGGTGGAATCGTAGCGCAGAAAACAAGACCTGTGAAATACATACAGGGCATATACAGACCTCACTTCATTGGCAAATTCGATGCATCAAAGCCATTGGTCATTGATGGGTTATTTGGTTACAACTCAATAGCTGTGACACAGACCGCACTCAAGAAGCTTGGATACTACAATGGTGCGATTGATGCCATCATGGGAAAAGGCACAGTAAAAGCCATACAGAAGTGGGCAGGTGTCGCACAGGATGGTGCATGGGCAACCAAGACTTCCAAGGCTATTCAGAAGAAGCTTGGAGTGACCGCAGATGGTCTGTTTGGCGCAAATTCTTGCAAGGCTTTACAGAGATGGGCAAATGCGCAGGTGTTTCCCCAACAAGACCCACTAAAAAAATGGTATGACGCAATGACCACACAGTACAAGTGGTCAAAGAATCAGAAGTACAAGTGGGTATCTCCTACTATTGAATCATCCAAGAAGAAAGGTACTTGTATCACGTTCCCATCGGTTTCACTACAGAGATTAGGAATGTTGCCAAGCGGTGGATATGCATACTTCAATCCAGACAGCAACAAACTTGCAGACAAGCCAAGCGGATGGATAAAGGAACACAGCGAATGGTTCAATCTGTTCTACCCTAACAAAACAGCAACGGACCTGTGGAAAGAGGGCAAGATCAAAAAAGGTGACATTGTAGGCTTTGACAATCCAAACTATCACACAATGGTGTTCATGGGAATGAAAAACGGCAAGCCAATCTGGAACACTATGGGTGGTGGTAAGCGTGGTCTGAATGTTGAATATCCATATTACGCTAACAGGAAAATCAACATGATTATAAGAATAAAGAGGGTAAAATAGGTGGAGATCGTGACAATAGCACAAACAATTCTTCTAGGCATCCTTGCTTCAAATGGTCTGTTTACGTTCATTCAATTCCTTATCAGCAGACACGATGCTAAGAAAGAAACACCAGAAAAGGTGATGCTGAAAGCACTTGGTGCTGACAGGCTTGGCATTCTTTTAAGGGATTGGATGCACTCTGACATAAGATTAGCTTCTGAATGGAAGACCATAGAAGACCTTTATGATGGGTATATAAAATTAGGCGGTAATTCAGAGATCAAGAAGCTATACGCTGAAGCAAAGGACATACCTACAACAGAATAAGGAGCAATTATGTTATCTATTGATAGTGGCAATGTAATCAAAATAACAAGGGGTGATACTCTGACCTTAACTGTGAGCATGGTCAAAGATGGAGAGGTGTATGAGCCTGTAGAGGGTGATGAAATAAGGTTCGCACTTTCTCTTGGCTACAAAGGGCAGAAAGGTTACAGACCTATCCTTACAAGAGAGATCCCAACAGACTCACTTACATTCAATCTGACCGCAGATGAAACACAGAACCTAACCGAGCAGAAGTACAACTATGATGTACAGATAACCTACGCAGATGGTTCTGTAGACACTTTCATATCATCAACAATGGTGATGCTTGAAGAGGTGGAGTAATTGAACGTATACGGCATTATCACAGGAGCATTGCACTCACCTAAATCATTGGTGGGTGCATTATCTTCTGCCGGTCATCTTCAAGGCTCAATAGGTGCGGTGCATGGGGAGTTAACAGGAACACTTTCAGCACCTGCATCTATACAGGGGAGTTTGTCAGCACTTGCAACAATAAGCGGTGAGTTGACTATACCTGCATCCTCATCTGCGGTCTACACAGGTGAATATGAATTCACACCAACAAGGGAAACGCAGGTCATAAACATCAACCACAAAGAAGCCTTGAGGAACATAACCATCAATCCCATACCACAAAACTACGGATTGATAACTTACAACGGATCTATAATCACAGTTTCATAGGAGCATACAATGGCAAAGAACGTAGTAATAAATGGAGTGACCTATCAGAGTGTGCCAGAGGTAGACATACCAATAAGCGGTGGTGGCACAGCAAAATTCATGGACACATCTGACGCTACTGCAACAGGCGCAAGCATTAGAAACGGAGATACCGCCTATGTGAATGGCGCAAAGGTTGTTGGTTCGATGACAGAGAAATCTGCGCAGACCTACACACCTACAACATCAGACCAGACGATAAATGCTAATCAGTTTCTTGCAGGTGCGCAAACAATCAAGGGTGATACAAACTTGGTAGGATCTAACATAGTCGCAGGTAAGACCATCTTCAATGTGGCAGGTACGGCTACACTTCCATCAATCTCACAGGACAGCACAACAAAGGTACTGAC